AAATTATTCTAAAATCGAAACATATTGGCTTAGAAATAATCCATCGAATACAAATATGCATTGGGAAGATTATTGGGGACTTATCTATTTGCCAGAAGCTAATGGATATAAAATCGTTAGACCTACCGATAAAAACTACAATTGGTGGCCCGGCGGTGATGGAAGCGGTTTAACGCAAGGAGTGAAAATACAACTATATTCACACGGAATAGATAACAAATCACAAAGTCTTTGTTGGCAATTTGAAGATAAGGAATCGACACAGACAGCCTATTGGGTTCGCTATAATTTGATTCAATGTTTGTTTGGAAGTGAAGAAAATTCAATGATGAACAGATGGCCTGAATGTGAAGAACATAGATACGTTGCGATGTTTAATAATTATGATTGTTATTTTGGTAAACCAACTGGGTATAAGGAAACATTAAAGCCTAAAGAGTTTTATGTTGGTTATAAAGAAATTGTTGACTATACAAAAAAAGTATCTATGGAAAAGGTTGTTACTGGAATAATTCCAAAGGCATACAATGGAAGAATTTTGCCAAATAACGAGATAGTTAAATCTAGTAAATGGGATGAGAATGAAATACATCGTCTTGAAGTGAAAGAGTATTCGGATGTTAAATTAATGGCCGATGATTCATCGGCTTCGAAATTAACGTTTGGCGTATTTAAAAATGAATCTAATTTGCAAGCATATTTAAGATATATTGCTGGCAAAGATTTAAAAAATGAATTGCAAAATTCGGATACGGAAACAACTATAAAATTTGAAGAATTGTTTGGATCAAACATTCCTAATGCAAATCAATTAAAATTGAATGATGTTATTTGTGTAGATACAAATAATTCAGGTAAAAGAGAAAGATTTTATTTAAATAAAATGACATATGATTTAATCAAAGAAATGCCAGATGAACTTACTCTTATATTGGAAACGGAGGTATAACATGGCAATTGTATATTCAAATGTAACTGTAAGCTTAACTAAGCAAACATCTGTACCTATAGTTGAAATGGTACAAGGTGATACAGGACGAGGATTGGATGTATTCGTTAGTGACGATATTATCACTGACCAAGTAGCGTATACTGATGATAGCTTAACCGCTACGTTATGGGCTACTAAGCCTAGTGGATTAATGGTTAGTATGGACGCTACATCTGTATCTAGATTTCAAAATTCGAATGCTTACGAAATTAAATTTTCAGATTCAAAAATATTCCAACAGATTATTGCTGAGGTTGGCATAGTACAATGCCAAATCAATGTTCTGATGAGTGGTGAATTTGTAACGTCTGTTCCTATTAAAATTAATGTAATTGAAAATATGGCAACAGCGTTTTATTTGGAATCTAAAGAAGAATTTAGAAATGCTATTGAATTGATGGCAAAACAAAGAGAATATATCAGAGTTTTAGAAGATTATATTAGTCAATTTCAAGAACAGTTAAAATTGACTGTAAATGTGCGTTATGGAACAAGTGATCCTACTGTTTTATCAACGGACAAGCAAGGTGATATTTATATCAAATACAAGGAGTAGAACATGGGGATTGTAGCAAATTTAGACTATAGCCAATACTTGCGCGTATCATTTGATGTGTACAACGAACGATATGAAGGTGCCTATCCTAACTTAAGATACAAAGCTAATGTTCGCTTTAAGATTACAGGCCAATTCGCTATACAAGCGTATAATACAGTAAAATTTGGTGGATTAACATGGTCAGGATACATGAATTATGGATATTATACACAAGATACAGGGTGGATAAATATTCCTGGTGAAATAAATGAATCTATGGGATGCAATAGGCAACGAAACTTTTCTTTTAACTGTAGCATTAGTGGTTGGCCAAATTTAAGCGGAACGGCCAGTGTAACAACACCTTTGATTTCAGCACCTGAGTTTGATACATCAATATCTGATATAGATGTAGAATCTTTGGTTATCAATGGAAAATTAAAAAGTAATCCATACAATTTGTATTGTCTAAGGGTATGGTCAAAAGATAAAAATGGATTTATTTCAAATAATTTAAATGGATCTTTAACTGTTGATGGATTAACACAAAAAACACAGTATGAATTTCATGTTGAGGTATGGAAAGCTGATTTAAGTGGATCGTATGTTAGCCAAAAAATATTAACTGCAACCACACTAGAGAATTATCCTGAAATAAACATTGAAAGTGTTGATTTTGTAATAACGGAAGTTGATTCAGAGTATGACAACGTAACACTTACTGTGCATACGTCAGATGATACTCATGTAAAATCTTGCACGTGGGGAACGCGTGGAAATTACAAAGTATCTGAAGGAACGAGTACCACATACAATAATCTGCCTAAAAACTTAGAATTTGACTTTGAAGTAACGATAGAAGATACACTTGGACGAACCAGCAAACCGTTTGAATTTAAATTTAACACAACATTCACTTATATGGAAGCGTGGGTATTTGTTGGCGGAGCATGGAAACTGGGGTATTCCATGGCTCTTGGAAGAATGAATAAACCAAAACTAGATAGTGGAATAAGTGCATATTCTTCTGGCGTAGGAAATAGAGATACTTATAACCTTGTTAGATTAAGTGCATATGATGGTTTGGAATGGCATCAAGCAATACCTTATAAGGAGGAATAAAGAATGGAAATTAAAAGAGATCATATTTTCATAAATCAAGGAGATACTATTTATACAGATATTTTAATTAAGTATAAGAATGGACAAGTATTTGTTCCTGGTAAGGATGATTCTTTAGAGTTCATTATTTATAAAGATGGCAAAGAATATATCAGAATTCCTATTGATGAATCTCTGAAGGTGATTTGCCAAACGGATAATCTTTCTGTTGGTGTTTATAATTGGATGGTTCATATAGATGTGAATGGGATTAAAGAAACGCCGTTAAAAGGAATTCTTCAAGTGAAAGGAGATTAAAAAATGGATGGATTGAAAGCAAGACTAAGCTTTGATGCGGTTGCTTATGATTATGATGATGAATATCTTACGATTGATACAGATACACATACTATTAATATTAATAATGTATCTAGATTGTTCGGAGTACAATTTGATGGAAATTCTAAACTGATTAAATTTAAAATCAGAAACAAGTTATCTGATATTCAAAAAATGCAAGATTCAATTGTTTATATAAATTGGATTGATTCTAGGGGAGTTAAGGGTCAGTCAATTGCGATTAACAAAACAATTAATAATGATACTTGTGAATTTTCATGGAAAGTACCATTTGATGCTTTGAAAAATTCAGGGGTATTACATTTTGCGGTGAGCGCAGTTGTGACTAAAAATAGTTCAAGTGTAATTGATCAAAGATGGTCTACAAAAATTGCATCTGTAATTACACCTGATGGAATTTATATTAAATCTTATACACCTAGTAGTGAGGAAGAAGATAGAATTGCACAAATCTATAATGAATTATCAAAGATGATAAATAAGCAAAACGATAATTTGCAATCACAAGTTAATTCACTAAAGGAAGAAATAGGTAGTTTA